ACTTTCATTGTTGAATCTCCTTGTGATCGGTCTATCTTTTTTGCTTCTGCTGTCTCTGCGGATAGCTTTTGCCCTAGAACTGCTGCCAATCCGAGTTCATTTATTTGACCAGACAATTGCTCTAATCTTTGGAATTGTGCGTTATAACTTGTGCCTTTACTCTCAATATATTCTGCCCGACCTTCAGCAGGAAAGGCAATTGCTTCTCCTGGTCCAGCACTAACTTCTTCTGCTGATTGAGGGAAACCATAAAAAGCCAACATAGGAACGGCTGATATATGAAGCTGGTTATCTAAATCAGATTGAACTTGATAAGCCTTTAAATTTAATTCTGCTATATCCTCCATTGGTGGACGTGATTCCATCAAATTAATTCGGTTGGAATAAGCAACAGAAAAAGGAATCTCAGGCAAACTCATTACACCTTCATCAAATAATTTATAGTCACCAGTTTCAGAATCTTTCCTATGGATTTCAAATTTGCCAGGAGTTAAAACACGCACTTGCTCTACTTCTTTTTCACCATATAAACCATCAGGCTCAAATACATGCTCAAGCAATCTAAGTTGACTAAATTTTTGCTGACCATCTTCTAGCTCTGTTCTCCATCCTAAAATTTCCCTTGGCGAATAAGTCACCCAGTATGGTCTTCCATTCTGTCCAGCAGCAGGAGCGTCAACTAAAACGCCACAATGTCCATATCTAATTACTTTTCTGGCAGTCTCATAAGTCCAGACATTGAGATCATTTCCCTGTAAGTCAACATCAAATAATTGCTCCCGAATAACATCAGCAACATCAGTTAAACGAACAGGCTTTCTTGTTAACATTCCTGCCAACATTCTTTCAAGACGTTGATAAAAAGGAGGACAAACAGAACGAGCTAATCTGTTGTCATAGCTTTCATCTAATTCTCTAGGCTCTTGCGGCAAATATCTTCTGTGCTTTTTACGCATCTCATAAGAGCCACCCATTAAATCTTCAATAAGAATCCAATGAGGCTCTTGTATTTGCCAAGCGGCATTAGGGTCATTTACAAAAGTTTCTGTACCTGCTTTATCACGACTGTAATAGTTGTAACCGCTATACACGATGGAACCTCAACGCTATGTGAACAGTTTAGTCTTAATACAGCCTAATACCTGTTCCTCTTCCTGCTCTTGCATATAAAGGATTAAATTCACGCCAAACTAAATAACCTAAGGCATCATTAGCGTGATCATATCCTGCTTCTTTGTCAGGATCACCTTTTTCTGTATAACTCTGTAATTCAAGACACTCAATTAAGCGTCTGCAACAGGAAGCAATCTCCAATCGTATTTGTCCTTGTCCGTTCTCCAAAAGAGCTTGGACAGCCGAGACTCGATCTCTGACTGGTGGGTTCGCTTTGGGACTTTGATTTGAGAATCCATAACCTTCAAGTATGGATATATCTGTTTGTGCTGCATTGGTTGAACGATTCCCCCCTGAAGAATCTGGATAAATAAATATTCGTCGATCTGGGTATCTACGAATAATTTCTTTAGCAAGAGCATCAGTGTCATGTGCCCCTGTAATTTCATCAATTATGACTAGCTTTTCACCAGTACGCACCCCTATAACAGCAGACATGTTGGAAATATTAAAGTCAATTCCAATGCGTAATGGCTCTTCATCAAAATCAAATCTCCTATCAGTTACGTGTAGTTTTCTATTAAATCGATCATAAACTTGCCCTGTTGTTAGGTTACAAAACTCACCGTTTAAATATGCCTGTAAGAGACTCGGATCATAGTTGGCCTCTAACCGTTCAATAAAGTCATGAGGTAAATGTGGGTTATCCGTTGTCTTCATTTTTATTAACTTACGATCTTGACGTTTCTTTGCTTCGTCAGAGCCAAATGTTTGCCACATCCACCGAAATCCTTCAGGTGTTGAAGCTGCTGCAAATTGCCGAACATTCCCAGAACGTAAACGACCAAGAATTTTTGGAAAAGCTCTTGAAGCAATAGTTGGTGTAACTGTGTCAATTTCGTCAGTTAATACAAAAGCCAAGTTCAAACCAATAATTCTTGACCAGTTCTCAAAAGATCGGCACAGGATTTTAGTGTCTCCATCAGGTAAATGAAGAATATATTCGGGCAAAGGAGATGATCTGAATGTATAAGGAATCTCATAATCTTCTAAAAAATTATCAAAATCAGTCATCCAAATATCTCGAATTAATGGTCCTGTTGGTTCCATAACACAACCAATAAAACCTTGATTTGACATAGCTAAATGTACTGTCTTTGCACATAACGCTCTAGTTTTTCCTGCTCCATAACCTGCTGATAATCCAATTATTTCTGTTGACTCATCTTCTACAAAAGCTAATTGTCCTGGATGTAAATCTGTTTTTATTTTCTCTAAAGTCTTTTCAACATTAAAATCATCTGCCCGATTTGCAGCAAATAAAACATGACCTTGTTTAGCTGTTAAAAGAATTGTCAAGAGCAAAGGGAAGCTAATTTTGCTGCTGTGTTAATAGCACCAAGAGCAATGTGATATTGGCCTGCCCTTCTAGCTTCCATCTGTAAGGTGCTGCATTGGCTCAAAAGATCAGCGATCATCTGGGGTCGCTCTATATCCCAATCACTCTTAATTTGCTCCCTAGCCTTACCTAAGTAGCTATCTACAGTCCTTGGTGACACCCCCCAGTTCTCGGCAGCGTATCGCAGACAGTCAGACCGCCTGCCACCATTAGCAATAATGCGAGCAAATCGAGCAACTCTTAACTCGATTTCAGCTTGTGTTGATTCTTTAGCTGCCATTAGATTTATTTCTCAATTAAGTAGCCAGAGAAATCACCAAATCTGAACCACTGTAAAAAAGGTCCAGCAAGTTGTTTTTCTGTTATAGGACGTTGTACACCAGATAAACTTAATTCCTTTTCAATTATTTCATCAGCAGAAGTGCCAGATGCTTTTTTCCCAGCAAGGGTTAAACGATAAAAAACAGTGGAAGCATATCCACCAACAGGTTCTAATTTATCAAAAACAATAATGGCACCTCCAGGTCTACAATTTTTCCTTAGTGTATCCATTAAAGAAATTCGTTTAGCAGGTTCAACAAACATTAAAACTAAAAAGAGGATTGCCAAATCAAATTCTTTTGGTTCAACTTCTTCTGCTTTTGAGCAAATAATTTCTCCAGGAGCATCATAAATATCAATCATTGACTGAGAAGGTTCAATGCCAATCAGATGAGCATTTCTTTTTTCAAGAACAGGTTTTAAAGCTCGACCAATATTTCCTGTTGCGGCACCAAAATCATAAACAAGTCCATTTTCAGGAATGTAATGTCTTGCAACGTGTGTAATTGCGTTAGTCGCTAATTCATACCAAGGAAGTTGTTCACGAACATGTCGATCAAAACCTTTAGCAACAGAAGATGTTTCAAAAGTCCAATTTGAAGGAATCTTCATATTTTGCTGAGAATATCTCTATGAATAGTTTTAGCAATAGAAGCCATCATTATCGGTGGTACAGCCCGTCCTATTCTTTCCCATTTCTGAGAAAAAGATCCAGCTAATTTAAAATCATCAGGAAAGCCACCAACTCTTTTTAATTCAGAAATTGAAAAAGTTCTAGGTTCAGACCAATGATAAAGCTGATTTGCACCTTGCAAAATCGTATTAGCTATACGAAAAGGTGATTGTTTAACGTGTGTATAAAAGCCTGTTTTTCCAGTAAGTTTTTGATATGGAACACCAAGAGATTCACCAGGTTTACAATCTTGCCAATATTTATAAGTGTCAGTATTTTTATTTAAAAACTGAGCTTCAATAGGAGCATCTAAATCTAATAACGCATCACCCACAGAATATTGATAAGGCAAAGGTAAAGGGTGAGAGGGGTCACGATTTAAGTCATTTCTGACACCAATAAAAATTGTTCTTTGTCTCATCTGTGGAACACCTAACCACTGAGCATCAAGAATTTTGCATCTAACATTGTATCCACATTCTTTAAGTGTTCTTAAAATTCTTTTGAAATAACCTTTTGCAGTTCCTTTTACTAAACCAGCGACATTCTCAGCAACAAAAACTTTAGGTTGAAGTCCTTTTAATAAACGAGCATATTCATAAAACAAATCATCAACTCGTTGTGTTGTATCACTATATTTTTTTTCTTTACCCCATCCTGCTTCTCTTTTTCCAGCAGTAGAAAATGCTGCACAAGGAGGTGATCCATCTAATAAATCAAGATCACCACAGTTTAAATCAAGTTTTTCTAATACATCCTCTGCTGTAATTTTTCTAATATCACGAGTATCTAAAAAACTATTTGGATGATTAGCCTTATAAGTTTGTTGAGCAGATTCTATAAATTCATTAGCGTAAACAACTTTGTAACCAGCCATTCTATAACCAAGACAGGAACCACCACAGCCAGAAAAAGTAGAAGCAACCTTAAATCCATTCCAAGGTAAATTTTCAATCTCAGTCATTAACGGGACTGAATACGGGGGTTTTTTAATTTGCTTTACCACTCCACTCATATCCACAAGAAGGACAACGGTGTTCTGTTTCTAAGTCTTCATCAACCTCTTTAAAATCATCAGGAACTGTAGGGTCATCTCTATCTCCCATCATTTCTGTTAGATCTTCTGGTTCAAACCAAGGTGAGATGTCATATTCAATAGCTAACTGATGAATCATTGAAGCATCCCAATCTGATAAATCACTTGATCTATTATCAGCAAGAGCTAAACCAACTTTTTGCTCTTCAGTTAAGCCTTTTCGTTTAACAGCAATAATTTCATCACCATCAGTTTCAATAACTCTTACATTTTCAAGTCCTGCTGCCTTAGCACCTTCAATCGTTCCATTACCAGCTAAGACACGATTATCCTCATCAATAACAATTGATCGAGCGGCACCATATTTTTTTAAAGATTCTTCAATTAAAGTTGCAGACCGATCAGTACGTTTACGTGCATTTTTATGATCACTTTTAAGATCTTTAATTGAGGTCATAAAGTTTTGGAAAGGGGTACAGAGATTTCATTTGCTGTCTCAAGATAAGCTCTAATGCGAAAAAGTTCATCAGAGAGTGAAACGAGCGTATTAACAGGGATTGGAATTTGTTCTTCAATAGCATTATCAGAAATAGCAGCGGCAATAGATTTTGCTTGATCTAAAGTATGTTTTAGATTTTCAATAACAGGTTGCTGTCGTTTAGATATATTTTTATGCATCTTTTTTAGACATAGAGGCAAGAGCTTCTTCACCTTTTTTTTCTGAAGGAAAAGAGAATAGGTCTGGAAGTGTTTTTAATTGTTCTTTTACTTCAGCAATGTACCAAGGGGTTGGCACTTTTTTTCCTTTAGCAATATCAACTCTAATCTGATTCATTTCTTCAGTTGTCTTTTTCCAATTTTCTTTTCTAATTGAATGAATCTCTCTAGTTTTTTCTTTGTCTAATTCTGATCCTATAGATTGCAGACCACCAGTAGGAGACTCAGTTGCATAAATTCCATGCCCTGTTCTGAAACCAGATTTAGTTTCATTACCATCTGGTGAACTTGTTGAGTAGGCAGCTTGACAATGACAAATCAAAGCTAAATCACATCCACCTTGTCGGTTGCCTTTGTTGTTTTTATCGTAATCAGGTAAATAATTATTGACTAACCCATCAGAATTAGAAACAATACCAGAGTCATAACAAGCGTAACAATTAGCAGTAGGAGCGTAAAAAGTAAGGTCGCGATCAAAAGCAGACCGCTTGTGATAAAGAGCCATTAAGCGAGATTTTAAAATGGTTGACCAGCAGGGGCATCGACTGCCCAAGGTTCTGGTGCTTTCTTTTTAATCGTATCAGACTTGTCCACAGCAATAAAAGTCTCATAAGACTCATCCCGTAACCAGCGGAAACAATTAGGGAAGCAAACAGCATAGCCACCGTTTTTCTCTACTGTTCGCTGGTCTTTAATAGCTGAATTAAGAGCAGCCAAGATCAGATCACTAGATTTTTTTTTCGTAGCTTTTTTATAAAACTGCCAAGCTTTGGATTTGTTTTGACCAGAAGCTCTTTTTTTTATCGCTTGGTACTTTTTCCAAAAGATCTCAAAATCATCTGAATAAGAATTTTTTTCCTTTTTTCCCACAGTATTAGATTTATATATATTTGGTTCTTTTATATCTGGTTTATATGTATCTAGTTCGTTGGCAAATGGTGCTAGGGGGGGGTGCGTAGTTTGCCTAGGGGTATGGCAAATGGTGCTAGGGGTATGGCAGGATTTGCCTAGCGGTTCATTACTAGGATCTGGGACATTAGCAAGGTGCCAGACCGTCACTTTGTACAAATTACTTTTCTGGCCGTATTCATCTTTTTGATGTTCTCTTTGAAGCCAGCCAAGGGATACAAGTTGATTAACAACTTTTTGAACAGTACGAACAGAAAGACAAGAAGCATCAGCAATAGTTTTTAAACTTGGCCAAGATTGATGTTCGTTTTTTCCTGCGTAACTTTCTATTGCCCAAAGAACTGCTAATTGATTTGGTTGTATTTTTCCTCTTAAATTTGTAGGAAGTGCGGTGAATTGAAAGCCTTGTGGATTAAAGGACATTAGCTATAGTGATGATGAGAAACCTGCAAGGGGTCTTAGGACAACCCCTTTTTTTTTGTCTTAATGAGAATTTCGGTTGAAGGTATAGAGCCAGCTCCGCAGGGAAGCAAAAAACATGTAGGACATGGTCGGATGATAGAAGTAAGTAAACGGGTCAAGCCTTGGAGAAAAGCAGTTCATCTTGAAGCTTTAGCTCAAAGGGCACCTCTAATAGAGGGGGCATGTGACATTGCGGTTGTATTTCGCTTTAGTCGCCCGAAAGCTCATTTAAACAAACGTGGAAAGCTAAAGCCACAAGCACCAACTTTTGTCACAGTTAAAAGAAATGATATTGATAAATTACTCCGTTCAACGCTAGATGCATTAACTGGCTCAGCAATCTTAGATGATTCTCAAGTCGTGACGGTAGCAGCAGAGAAAAGATATTGCCTTGAAGGAGAACCAGCAGGAGCAGAAATTATCATCAAATCTTTGGAGTAGGTGTCGGGGGATAGATCAGCCACCTCGCTTAAGGACCGCCCTGCCTTTCGACTTTCAACCTTCTTAGGAAAGGTATCAGGCTCCCCGACATTAATAATTTATCAATAAACAAAAAAAAAGCCCCTTTGAGAGGGGCTGATTGATTAAGTGAGAAGGGTTAAAGCGGTAACTAAACCAACGAGAATAAAGAGAATTTGTTGTTGCTCTTCTAAACCGTCAATCCTTTGTTCTAAGGTTTTTTGGTTTGTTTTGGCTGCGGTTCTTAGTGCAGCTCCGTTTTTACCAGTCAAAGGAATTAATTTCATGGATGAATTTGCAAGGTACAGAACGGGATCTCTCCCAATTCGACTATATAAGGATTGATCGAGAAGTCCAGTGCTTCCTGCACCAGTTTTAAAAACAACAAAAAAAAAGGGGGCTTAACCCCCTTTCAGTTTTTTATCGACCTCTCTGGATTCCTTAAGGATCCTGTCGATCTCTCTAAGTCGTCTAGCGTCTGACTGAGCTAGATCTCTTAGGCTTGCTCTAAGCAAGTCGGTCAATTGACCCATGTGATTAAGTTGTCGAGGTACAAGTGAGATCTCTCTCACCTGCTCATTATATAGAAGGGGTACCCCTAGTGCCACCTCTATGAAGGAATTGATAAAAAAAATGCTAAGGGGGTGGCTAAAGGGATAAAAGCACTATATAATTGATTTAAGAGGAGAGATCCTTCACCTTTGCTTCCAGAAAATGCTTAACCAGCTCACTCAGTACGAACAAGAAGTTTTATCTGCTCTATATAAAGTTTCTGGCTATTTAGCTGAACAACACGAACCAGAGCAAGGCCAAGACCGTTCAAAAGAAATCGACACAGTCAATTTAATTATTGAACGAGTTGAAGCAAAAAACAAAGTTGAAGAAGTTGAAGAAGATGATTCTTGGATGGACTTCAACAGCACAATGAGCCCCTGTCATTACTAGGGCTCTTTTTTATTAGAGGGGATAACATTGCGAGTGCCTTAGCAGCCAGAGCGTAAACCCCTCTCTTGTGGCATCAATAGAGTAGTAGGAGCTAGCTTGTATCTTGGCCTATGAATTGTGTAAGTCCACAACATCTTTTAATCTCGCTTTTTAACAATGAAACTTCTAACAAAAGAACTCGAAAAAAAACTTCCTAAATTACATTCAGCCTCGAACAAAGCCTATGTCAAATGGTTTACTCCAGATGCTAATTGGACTTGGTACGTTATGGAATACGATCCAGAATCAGGCGACTGCTTTGGATATGTAAAAGGTTTAGAAAATGAAATGGGTTACTTCAATATTAATGAAATTAAAAAAGTTAAAGGTCAATTAGGTTTACCTGTTGAAAGAGATCGTTTGTTTGAAACAACATCTTTTGAAGACTTACAAAAAGGTGACTACTAATGGAAAAACAAGACCTACAAGTTCTTAGAGACAAACTAAGAAAACTACAACACAATCAATGGGATCAAATGCTAAAAGAAGGCCGCAAAGATGAGGTTCTTTTAGCTCTTATTCAAGATACTTATCGACACTGTAATGAGGTCGATAACATGGCAATCGAACTTATTCATCAGTTAATTTCTAAATTTGACGAATTAAACAATTACGTCAATGTTATGGCTAACAGATTGACTGAATTAGAGAAATTAAAAATGCGTTGGGAGGAAGTTAATCATCCTCCTACTCAAGAAGAAATAAAAGCAGAACAACTTAATCAGTGGTTTGACCACAAAACTGACGACCTACCAAACTTGGAGCCAACTAACAATGCCTAGACTCAAAAAACTAACAGCAAAAGAAAAAGTCAACATTAGTCCTGATCAAGAAGCTTGTCTTGATGCTATTAATGCAAGGCTTGATGCTCTTCATGCTTTAGAAAGTGCATTTAAAAGAAAGAATGAAGCTGAAGGCTTTGAACAAATAATGGAGTATACAGACTTCCTTTGTTATCTAGCTGAAAACTTAGTCGAAAAACATCACGACTTTGAAAAGAAATGGGACAAACTTGATGAGACAAATGGTGATAAGAAAGAAATAAAAACAGAGGAGAAGACTAATGACAAATAAAAAATCAAAAGCTAAGACACCTGCTGTAGGTCCATTTGCAGAACGGTTTGCAAAATTCTTAGAAATAGGACTTCATTGCTTTGAAGAAAATTTTGAAGATTTTAATCCTTGTCATGTACTAGAAGAAAAACACGGAACAGGTGTGATGTTCTCTCAATTTAAAGAGAAAGACTATGGCAGGGAAACTTCTGAGGAATACACCGTTATTGCCTTTGAGCATGGGATCGTTTGGCCTTCAGGTGCAAGTATTTGTTTTAGCAACGAACAACCACCAGAACAAGTCGCCTTACTATTTATTGCGGCACTAAGTAGAGAAATGCCAGTGAACAAGCCAACTTGTGGAAACTGTGAGACTAAAGGAATGTTTAGCAAGGGGGGTGGCTTAAGGTAGCTATGGGTACTATAATTGAGATAAGCCCGAGAGGGCATCTTCGCTTAAAAGCAATGAAACATCTAACTTTTCTTTCAACACTCCTTATCTTTGGGGGGGTGTTTTACTGGGCAACCTCTTCCTCTTTAGAAGATATGACCAGAACAGACTGTGAAATACATCAAATTGAAAAAGCTTGCGAACAACTTAAATGACTAAAGGTACTGCCGTGATTCCTAATGATGTTTATCATGCTGATCCAGCATACAGTTCATCAGATCTCAAGTTAATTACCAACACTTGTCCTGATGCCTTCTATAAAACTAAATATGAAGGCCAGAAAAAAGATCATGCACCTGCATTAAAAAAAGCCTTCAGAGATGGTGAGCTTTGTCATGCTTTTACACTTGAACCTGAAAGAGCAAAAAAAGACTACGCAGTTTGTGCTAACAGATCTACAACAGAAGGAAAAAAACAAGCAGCTCAGATGAAAAAAGATGGCATAGAGGCCATTACTAATACTGAGCTTGAATTAGTTACAAATGTAAGCCAAGCAGTTTTTAATCATCCAGTTGCTTCTGAACTTCTATCAGAAGGACAACCAGAATTAAGTTTTTGGGCTGATGATTCAATAACAGGTCTTTGCTGCAAAGCACGACCAGATTGGCTTAGAAAAGATGGCACAATTATTGATTTAAAAACAACAGGTGATAAAGGAGCAAAGCCGTCTGCCTTTAGTAAGACAGCAGCCAACCTTCTTTATCATCTTCAAGCTGCTCATTATTTAGAAGTAACAAAAGCAAAACGCTTTGTTTTTCTTGTCGTTGAAAAAGTTTTTCCTTTTTCAGTCGGTATTTATGAATTAGATGAAGCAGCACTAAATGAAGGTTATCGCCTTCGAAATGATGCTTTAGCTCTAATTAAATCTTGTCATCAAAATGGCAAGTGGTCTACTTACACCGATGAAATCACCTCGCTTAGTTTTCCTAACTGGGCTTTTACTTCTCATTAAAAATGGAATCTATTTCACCTAAAAAAGAGTTGTTCCAAGCTCTACAAAAAGTTCAAGCAGAAATGCCTTCTTTAAAAAAAAGCAAAGAAGGTTTCAACTATAAATACACACCACTAGAGGAAATGCTTTCAGTGGTTCAACCTGTATTACATAAAAATGGGTTGATGTTAATTCAACCGCAAGGAGTTAGTGAACATGGTCAGACAACAATTCTTACTTGTCTAATTCATGTAGAAACAGGTCAGCAATTAACAAGTCACTTGCCGATTTATTTACCTGACAATATGGGCAACAAACCAATGTTTGCTTGGGGTGGGGCACTTACTTACGCAAGAAGATATGCCATAAAAATGATTCTAGGGATCGAGCCTGACATGGATACAAACACAGAAGATCCCGATAAATTAATTGAACATCAAATGAAAAAAGCAGTTCAAGGAAAACAAACAAATCCAGCTAAAAGAGCAGCACCAAAACCGACTAATGCTTCTGTTGCTGTCTTAGCAGCACAAGCAATTAGACAAGCAAAAACAACTGAAGAATTATTTGGTCATAAGAAAAATGTAATGACTAGACACGCAGAAGGTCGTCTAACTAATGACGATAAAAAAGGATTGGTTGATTTAATTAATCAATGCGAATTGAAATTAAAAAGTAAAAAATAAATATGGAAGAACCTTTTTTAACAACAGAACAACTTGCCGAAAGATACGGCATTAAACCTGTCACCGTTAAACGGTGGCGAAGGGACACTAGAGCAGGTAAGCCTATTGGTCCTAATTGGTACGAACTCCCAATTATGGCCGTAGCTAAAAATGCTCCTAGAGTTCGTTACCCTCTCGCTCAAGTTCTTGCTTGGGAAGAAACCAATTCAATTACGCCCATTAACCATTTTTAATTATGCCTTTTGACGCTGCACTTCCAAAACAGATTACTTGGTCTGTTAATGACAATCGCTTTGATGATCAAGATAAGAATCCTAAAAGCTTACGCCTTTTTATTCCTAAAGAATCTATTGGTGCTTTTTGTAATCACCTTATGAATATGGTAGATGATCCTGACCTTTTAAAGACAGGCAAAGTATATAACTTTGACACTAAATCAAAAGAAGAAGTTGATGGAATTTATATCAACGGCAAAGGAAAAATTAGTCAAGATGAATCTGGAGCATTTGGAAGTATCAATCCTCAAAAGATTGATGTTATTGATGAACCAGCATTTTAAAGAAAGGGTTTACACCCTTTTTTTTTTACATATTTATTTCTTTAAAATTATGAAACTTCACTGCGAATCCGCTGTATCACTTGATTCCTTAAAAGGAGCATTTGTTTTCAAAAAAAATAAAGAAGGGAAAGAAACAACGTATCGTATTTATGATTTTTATATTGATCTTGAACCTGATTGGGATGAAGAAAAAGATGAAATAATAGGTTCTGAACTTACTGAAATAGGCGTTACTTTAGTTCCTCTCCTGAGTGATGGCACACTTGCTACAGGAGAAATGAAAGGAAGGAGTTGGAGTTCTCTTAAAGACTATACAATACAATTTGCAGGAGGATTTCCACATGAAATTAGCAACGAAATAAAATGAATAATTACAAAGTAACACTGCAAGACAGAATCGATTTGAAAAACGCTGTAGATCTTTTGATTAATTGCGTGTCAGATGAATACAAATCTCAGATTCTTGACCGTTACAAAACAAACGGTATTGATCGTGAGCGTGCAAGGCTTTTGTATAACAAGATTGATTTACTAGAGCGAATAGGCTAATTTTTTTATGAATTTTTTGGATTGGCTTGGATCTTTTTTTGTTTATAGAAGTCCTAAGCCTTATCAAGGTTTTGCAAGATTCCTTGAAACTCGTTCATCAAGAGAATTAAGATTATTGGCTGGGACTACAACCCATCACAGCAAAAAGAAACTCGTACAAATTTACTTACAAAAAAACAATGTCAGCAACACCGAGGTTCAAAATTAATGACCGTGTTAATAAAAAAAGAAACACAGGAGTCTTTTTAGCAATAGATTCTACTGCTGGAACAATTATAGAAATGGAGGAGAAATTTAACACTAGAGGTCGCCCAGGTTATTACTACAACGTGAAATGGCCTGATGGTAGAACATCAGAACATGCACAACACATATTGGTTCCAGCTCCATAATGATTAATAAAATTCAAGCAGACTGCCCTGAGTGCGGACAAGGCAGGACTAGAGTTGTATGCACTAAACGTGCTCCTGACGGGGTCACTATTAGACGTAGAAGATGTGTTGTCTGTGATCACCGTTGGTACTCAATTCAATACCCCGAAGTTGCTATTTCAGATGGAGAAGTAAGGTGGATAGGTACAGGTAAAAACGCTAGATTTGTACCGTCTGCATAGACAACAAAACCTCCTGCACTGGGGAAATACAAGAGGTTCTGTTTGCTTTTTTTTCGCTGACTAGAGGCTATGCAAGACCTCTTTTAAAACTATAACCCTAATAATTTTCCTAGCAAGTTAGGTTGCTTTTTTTTTTGCTCAATTCTGCCGACAAGTTTTAACTGTAATTCAGCAATTTTATTTAAACATCCAGCAATAAAAATACTTTGCTGATGACTTTGCCTTGCGGTGTCTTCTGCGTATTTCTTTATGCCTTCTATATCATCTGAAGATTTAAGTAATCGTATCTCTTTTTCCAAGTGTAATTCTTCCTCTAAGGTAGGAGGTTCAGCTAAATCAAGAATAAATGAAAGGTCAAGTGGGATTTCTGCTTCTTTCATCGTTTTTCTCTATATCTAGCAATAATTCCAACCACTTCCCATGTCTTGCTTGCTGCCTTCTTAGTTCTTTGCAATGAAGGCAATTACACAATTCCGTCAAAGCTGTCGAGGTCATTTGCTTTTTCCGATAAACCAGTATAGATGCCATGTTGAGGATGATCAGGTCTATGACGGCCATCAAGGATATACCAGCGTTCCATGTTTAAAACTCTTTGACGGTCTTCTTCTACCCACTCAGTCTTATACATACTCATTGAAGTTTTAATGTCCGATTAGGCCATAGTCTAGCTTCTATAAAGTCAACATCTTCTGGTGTAAGACTGTTGTTACTTTGTTCTGTAGCTGATTCAAGTACCCAGAGGGTGAAGCGTTTCCCTCGCTCGCTGTTGAAAAAAAGTTTTTTCATTTGAAATATTCATGGAAATGGCTAAAGTATTTTTGTAATTTACTACTCACACAAGTAAGTTATTGAACACCTAAAGGGATTGGATTGTTCGCTATTAAACCCCTATCGTTAAGAGGACGGGAGGGGTTTTTTAGTATCTATTGCCCTCTCCAATTTCTAGGTCTAGTTGAATCAAGCCTTACTAATTCTTTATCTATAGCGTTGAGTCGATGAAAGATCTCACGGATGTCTCCTTGGCGTTTATTAGAGCGATTGCCAAGAACCATCAGCAAGGCTGACACCATAGCACCAATTAACGCAGCAACGATCTCAGACATTTACATTAGGCCATGTTCCTTGCTGAATCTTAATCCATGCCTTTTGTGCTTCTACTAGGTCAGGCTTAGATATATCTGGATCATTTATCAAACTCCATAACTCAATTCTTTTATTAATAGATTCAACAGTTATGCCATGAGCCTTGGCTATTACTTCCTTTTGCGTCTGGGAAAGGAATTTCATTACTTTTTATCCATTTATGTCTAATGTAGTTATGTTTTTAACTTTTTACGCATGGAAGAGAAAAAAGTAAACGATCCAAAGAAAAAGAATCCTCTGCAAAAACTAAAGGAGGGCTTGGATGATAAGGAGGAGCAACTGCAAGTCTTATCTACATTTGTAAGGTTAGGTGTTGTTGTTTGGAGCGGATTTATTTTGACTTTGAATTACGTTACGATCCCAGGATTAGGAGAGCAAGAACGCATAGATCCGACTTTCATAGCCTCGGTTTTCACGGGAGCGTTAGCGAGTTTTGGACTTGAAACTGCAAAAAAGAGAGGTGATGGAACTTACAAGGCTGATGAAGAGAAAAAGAAGGCAGAAGCAGCAGAAGGATTTGGCAATGGAGTCCCTTACACAATCATCAAGGTCGAAACTCCTATAAAACTTGTACCTGATAAACCACGCATTGATCCCATCTCTGGCAAGGAAGTCGATCCACAGACAGGAAAACTAACGTGAAGGCTGCAATAGAAACCGTTAAAAATATTATTTCTCCAGAGCAAAACTGGAGTAAGTTTTTAATGAAGATCGTTGGCCTATCTGCTATTTCAGCAATAGGTTTAATTGGTTTTAAGGCTTACAACGAATCAAAAATTGTTGATGATGGAGGAGACAAAGAAATTAGCGTTTTATTTGAAGAAGATCCAAACAAAAAACTAAAAGTAGAAGCTTTATTAAATGGCATTCTCACCAAAAACAGAGATATAAGTTCTGTCTGGTTATATGACTGGCCTGACGCTAGAAACATTGTTCCTATTGCCAACTTCCCTAGAACATCAGTCGATCCAGTTCCTACGGGTTATTGGATGCCAGGAGATGAGCAGGTTATAGGGCATTTTGTATTAGCTCAATGCACCAAGCTAGATAGGGCATTTATCAATGTTGCTTGTCCTATTACAGGTAAAGAAGACGCTTGGGGTGTTCTAGTTGTTACCTACGAACAGGGGCCAGTAGATAAAATAGCTAATGTAACAGCAAAGAAAATCAGCGAAACGCTTTACTTGCTGCCTGACTAATTTATGAAACACTTTCTCTTCCTGCTTTTATTAGCAGCTCCAGCACAAGCTGACATAGCAATCAAACACACAGCCTCAACAAGCTTGAAAGTTGACGGAGCAGCAGTTCAGGCCATTAGAGTCCCATCTACTTACGCTGTCTCTGGGAACAACATGAAAGTGACTACTGGAGAACACTTTGGAAAGTTAACAGCAGGTTCGGCTTCCGCAGCAGCAACACTTGATGTTGGTGTGTACGAGGTCAATACTGCTGGTTCGGCGTTCTCATTTTCAGAAAGCTGGCTTCAAGGTGACGCTATACCTGCGATAGGAAGTGGTGTGGATGTCTCCGCAGGAGTGGTGGCTGACATGCCTGCTTTTGGTAATACGGTAGTTACTTCTGGAGGTGTAGCTGGAAACCTTGCTGGTACGGTTACCTCTGCTGGAATTGCAACAACAGTCGCTGGAGGCGCAGGCACAACTGGGGTCGCTCAGACGAGTTCAGAAATTACCGTTAGATGATGCTTAATGGGTAAAATATATAAATTATTACTGCTCATATCCTTTGCAGGGACTAGCGTTTCTGCTGTTCCCGTCGTCCCCACATTCTCAACTGGTACTCTTAACAGCAGACAAGAAACTAAAACTGTAGTAACCGAATCTATAACATCAGTTGATTATCGATCAGGGTATGAATATGTTGTTTCTGGTCATAATATCGAACCACTAAATACAAATAATATTTCACCTAACGCTGTATTAAATGCACCTCAAACCGTTGATAACATCACCTTTACATGGACATCAGTAGATGTAACACCAGCAAACAAACCCGATTGGGGAATCAAAACTGCTGGCAACGCTTTTTCATTCACAGAATCACTAGCCCAACCTGGCCTTTCAAATGTAACAACAATAAACCGAACCACTACAACAGACTCTATCGTGGAGTCGGTATCTGTCTTTACTCAATAACATTTAGTCAACCAGTATTTGCAAACTCAACGACTATAGCCTCTCCATCTGCAACATCCCAAGGTTCCGTAATCAATCAAGGTATTCAGGTGCAAAGTGGTAGCTTTATGTTTCAAGAAGTAGGTGATGGAATCCGTTGCAGTGGTACGACTCTTACAATTAATCCCTTTATTTCAAAAGTCAATACTTGGAAAGATCCG